GTTCGTAAACATTCCGACAACAAAACCTGCTTTTTCAGCGACTGTACTTAAAACTGGTTGCATTGACGAGAACACATTTACAACTGCTTGAATGATAGGTGTTAAAAATTCAATAACACCTTTTAAAATGTTGAAAACAGTGCTTATTCCTGTCAAAACGCCGCTAAACACACCACCTAAGAATGAGCCTAAAACTTGGAATGCAGGCGTTAATGCGCTAGCTAAAATACTTACCAACGGTTGAGCTGCATTCCACAATGCGACAAACGATTGGACAACTTGGTCAATAGCTGGTCCTGCGATTGTCATAAATTGCTCAAACCCAGCTTGTAGAGCTGGAATAATAGATTCAATCAAAGATTGAATACCACTAAAATCCATTTGCGTGAACCCGTTAACCAACGTTTGAATAACTGGCTGTGCAGCACTGACAACTGATTGAAACAGCGCAGGTAATTGTCCAAATGCTGTTTTCAACCCGTCAATAACAGGCTGTACTGTTGCTTGAATTTGAGAAAAACTAGATGTCATTCCAGCAATCATGCTAGAAAAATCGATATTGATACCCAGACCAGAAAATAAATCTTGTAGATTCTGCTGAATCTGAGGTGCTGCCGCTTGAATAAACGTTCCTATCGCGCTAGGCAAACCTGAGAACACACGACCTACCATTGGTATGAAATTGCTGAACAAAAATGTTGAAGTTGTTTCAGCTAAACCTTGAAGCGAAGGTGTGATATCTAGTTCACCGTCTGCGATATTCCCAATAACATCTTGCCAAGCTGCTTTCATGGAATTAAAAGAACCTTCGATTGTAGTCGAAGCTTCTCGTGCTGTCGTACCTGTAATGCCAAGGCTATCTTGTACAGCATGGATTGCTTTAACAGTATCTGCGAAATCTCCAACAGTGTAATGTTCACCAGTTAGCTTTTCGGCATCTTTCATCAAGCGTTCCATTTCGGATTTTGTACCACCATAACCTAACTTAAGGTTATCCAACATAGCGTAGTTACCGCGAGCAAGTGATTGATATGTTTGAGTGATAGAGTCCATATCTGTACCCATTTTATTCGCGTTGTCGCTCATATCTGTCATTGCCATGTTGGCTAGTTCTGCAGCTTTAGCAGTGTCACCACCAAGCGAACTAATCAAGCTAGCAGAGAACGATGTAACGTTCTCCATGTAGGCATTAGCTGACATACCAGCAGATTTATATGATTGTTGAGCATAATTCAAAACCGTTTGTGCGGAATCTTTAAAAAGCGTTTGAATACCACCGATAGATTGTTGTAATGCTCCACCTTCAGTAATTGAAGAAGCAAATACTTTACCAATTCCTGCAGCAGCAATAGCGCTAGTTGCAGTTTTGATAAGCGTAGAACTTAAGTTAGATCCAGCAGTTTTACCCGCAGATGTTGCTTCTGGTGAAATTGCACCAGTAATCGAACCGCTAATACCTTTAGCAGATGGAATGATTTGGACATATGCTTTACCTAATTCAGTTGCCATTATTTACCTCCAAATCTTTCAAAATTCGTGCTCTAGCTTTCTTGAATTCCTCACCAGAATCAAAAACAGATTCTTCACGCTCTTTTGGCTCGCTAGTCATGCTTTCAACTAGTGATTTTGGAACGTTGCGTCCTTCGTGGCCGTCTTTTGTGTTCTGCCAAGCCAAAATACCAACTCTATCAGCAATACTCGCTAATAATAAAGTTTTTAAAGGTATTTTTTGACCAGACATCTTCATCTTGATTCGCGAATCATCACGCAATCCTACAGAAAAAACAGCCACCAAATCTGCTGGTAGCTGTCTGTAGTTATATATGTGGTAAGTTTCCGCTAAGTCGCAAATCAGAGCGTCTTCATCTGTCTTTATCATGCTAGCGAGGATAGCTAGTTTTTTACTTGAGCATTCCCAAAAATGTCTTTGATTTCTTCGACCATTTTTTCGATTGGAACAATTCCATCTTCGTCACGGACATGGTCTTTCAAAGCTTTTACTTGGTCTCCAAGCAACATTTTCAAAATTTTAGGCATTAATAGCTCATTTTCATCAACTTCGCTAATTAATTCAACAAATTCATAGTTTTTTAACTGTTTTTCATCGATTTCAAATTTAAAACCAGATGATGTTGTACCTTTAATCATAAATTACCCTTCTCCTCCTGCTGCAGCTTGACGAATAATATATTCGTAGTGCGTGTTACCATTTTCGTCTGGATAACATGCTACTGTTGTTTCGTAGCCGACATTGTCCGCATGCCCATACTTAATTTCGCCAACTTCAGTAACTTTCGCATTTGGCAAGACAATACGTTTTAATGCGTTACCCTTAAGAACTGTGTCAATAACAATCGAATGAGGTGCTAACTCATTTGCGTTTGATTTGATAGTGATACCTGTTTCAAGAGTTCCTGTTACATTGTCTCCGCCGTAAACTTCTTTGAGAACATCAACGTTCAAAGCTTCGATAAGCGTATATTTGAAAGTGTCTTTCTTTTCTTTTTGAACAGAATTAACGACGCTTCCGCCCCAAGCTTGAATATCGTCACTTGAACGTTCATCAGAATTGGTTACACCATCATCTGAAACAAAGCCAAGGTTCTTAAACGCTGCATTTAGAGCAGTCGTTGCATCAGTTGGCAACGCAGTTCCCAAAGGTGCACTAAAAATACCACCACCGACTTTAGGTTTTGCGGAAGTTACGTTACTTGCATTATTTGTCCCCATTATTTTCTCCTTTAACAATAATTAATATCAAACACCGCTTGATAGCGATATTGTTTAGTTTCTGCATCAGTAAAATTGTAATCACTGTTGAGACTAACGCCAGAGACGTTAGTGACCTCAACAAGATTACTCATTACCGTTTTAACCTCTTCGTTAAGCAGTGCAGCTTCGTATAATGAATCAGCATAGCTTTGGACAGCAATCGTAGCTCTTTTTAACTGATTCAAACTACTGCCACCCGTTTTTTCAAAAATAACGAATTTACCTGTTAGTTTTCGTTCTTTTTCTAGCAAAACAGGTACCTCAAGACGACTGTCCAAAAATTGTTTTAAAATCAATTCAATCACTTGCTCACCGCCTTCAAAAGAGTATTATTTTTCAAGTTATCTCTTTTGGCTTTAAAACTGCTGGCTGTTATCATTGCATTTGCACGATTTCGCCCGACATAAACATCTTGTTCGTAACCGTCACCGCATTTATTACGTATGCGACCAGCTTCTTCTGTTAAAATTTCTTGCATAGCACTTGACTTCATTAATTCGGCAACACCTGCTCGATTAAGCTCAAATTTAATTTTACTCATATCGTTCAACCATTACCTTTCTATTCCAGTCAAGTGGAATTAAATCAGGAATTCCTTCTAACGGGATACCAACAGTGTGCCAAGTTTGGCCAAAGAATCTAACTTTCTTATCAATCCAGTCATTTGTATCATCTTTTGGAATTGCAAGAGTATATTCAATCTTCTTACCGTCAAGATTAAGCTGGTTAGTAACATCATCTGTTGAAGCTGGCGCTACTAGCACATTTTCAACATCAATCTCACTTTCCACAACCATCTCTTTTCCAAACGGGTCTTTTCTTGTGACTGTTTCACCAACAAGTGTGATTGTAATACCTTTTAATCTACTCATAAAAGTCAATCACCCCATAACGTTGACGTTTAAGACCTAAACGTTTCAATTCACTTTCTTTGATAAACAGACCGCCGCCAGGAACTAAAAAAGAGCCACTGTAGGAATATCCTAGGGCGCTTTCTGTCATCTGCGTCATTGGTTCTTGGTCGGTAGATGTCATCAAAGTTCGTGCTACTACGTCGACAGTTACAGATTTTAGTACATTAGCAAAAGCAACGCTGTCCGCTGCTTGCTGATCTAAATCTTTGCCAACTTTCTCACCCTCAAAGCGAAGAGAATCAGAAACAATTTCTAATAGTGCTTCTGCTCTCTCTACTTCTGCAGGTTTCAAACTGCGCCACAACCTTTCTAGGTCGGTAGTCGACGCAAAATTACTCATAAGCCACCTCCTAAGAAGCGCCTATTTAGCTTCTTTTTCTTCTTTTTTTGTTTTTCTAGTTTTCTTTACTGGTTTCCATGCGCCAGATAGGACACTGTTTGTTGCAATTGCTACACCAGTTCTTGAATGCACGTATTCTGTCATTATGCACCTGCTCCCCCTGCGGCAGCTGGAACAACGCGAGCGAATGCGTCTGCGTCAAGAATACCCCAGCCGATAAATGCTTCAGCACGAAGCAAGATTTCATTGTGCGCTTTAAGGTCGCGACCTGCACCATCTGGGTCACCATATTCGATAACTTCCAAAGGAATGTTTTCGGCATAACCCCATTTAAACATGTTTTGGAAATCACCAGCGATAACGTGGTCTTTTTCAGCTGTTCCGCCAGTTGCAACCAAGTTCTTGTTAACATCTGAAGCCATACCGTAGAATGAATCTGGGTTTTGACCAAATCGGAATTCTGGATATTGAGCAACGCCGTTTACTTTGATTTTGGCAAGTGATTGACCTGCAAGTGGTGACAATGCAAGACCAGTAACATCGTAGTTATTTGCTACCACGATTTGAACCGCTGCATCAATGTTGTCGTCAATTGCGTTAGCATCGAATGTAACTACATTGTCCGTAATCAAACCATCAAATGAGTTAGTATTGCGGAAGGATGCGTCTGTCAATGATTTGGGTTCTAGACCATGCAATGCAGCCAAATCGAACGCAACTGCGATTTTCTTAGCAAAGCCGTCTGAGAATGCTTTAAGATAATCAATTCGTTTTTCTTCAGTTGCATATTTAAATTCATCAGTAATGCGTGCTTGATAAACAAATTTAAGTGGACGAATAATTTTAGATGTAAGAGTGGCTTTCCCAGCTGATTTTTGTTCACCTTCACCAACAATCTGAGCATTTCCTTCAAGGTTAAAAATAAATTGTTCTGACCCATTAAATGGAATTGGTGTTTGCGAAGCAAGTTTAGCTAAGACTGAATAACCTTGAACTTTTGACATAAGTTCTGTTACAAGTTCAGGATTGAATTGTGAGTTGTTTTTAAGTGAGTTATCTGTCATGATTTTATTCTCCTTCAGTTAGATTACGAGCCAATTCGGCCCAACCATTTTTATCGCCAATAGGCGGTTCTGTTGATTTAAGCGGTGATTTTGGTTCTTTGGCTTTCATAAAACCTGCTAAAAGTTCAGCATCAGCTTTCAAAGCATTCTCATCATCACCTTGAAGACGTCCAGCCATATCAATTGGCAAACCATACTCAAGAGCTACTCGAGTTCGCATCTTTTCTGTCTCATAACCAGAAATTTTCGCTTCGAGCTCTGCAATATGTTGTTCCTGCTCTGTTTTGCTTTGACCAGATTCTTCAATAGTCGCTTGTAAATCAACGTTTTCTTTCTCCAATTTCTGAACACGTTCTTTTAACTCGCCGTAATCAGAATATTTCTCTTTCTGGCGCGCCAAGCGTTCTTTTACGATACGATCAAGTTCTTCTTGTGTTTCAATTGGTTTAAATTCAGACATATCAATGTCTCCTTTCTCCGCATTTCCCGTGCGTTCGGTAATTTTGAGCACAAAAAAAGCACCTTGCGGTGCAATTTAATAGCTAACTTTTTGCTTTTTCTTGGGTTTGGTTGTTGCGCAAGCCCAATGTGCCAGCAAAGCACTGTCCATAAGACTAATATCCATATCATCAAAGTGCGAACGGTACCCAAAGCCGCCGTTTGAACCAATGTTACGCTTATCACAGTTGGTTGCGACTTTAGTAAGTGATGGTTGACCAGCATGGCAAAGAGTTTGTTGATAAATAGCTTGTTCCCACATTGAATTTGCAACAATGATTTCTTTTACTGTTGGCAAAATCGTGTTTTTGATGTGGAAGTCTTTCAATTCATCATTCAAAATCTTTTGACCGCTAGCACCATCAATTACAATTTGTGCAATATCTGCTTGTTTTAAAAAGTTGATAATCCATTGATTGCCGTTTCTGACAGATTGACAATCTACCGTTTCGACGAAGACACGTTTATCTTTTGTACGAACTGCAACACTAAGAGCGACATTCGTACCGTCTTGCCCATACTTGATGCCGACGAATAACTGACCTTGAAATTGTGGTAAATCTTCAATTTTTAAAGCATTCCATTCAGTTTCAGAAATAGCTGATTTTTGGTTGTAGGTTGGCCAATAACCAAGACGTTGAACATTGTGGTCAAGTTTATCTTCACCAAGCTCAGCTTCAATTTTACGCTCGTTCAAATGAAATCCCATTGACGGGTTTGAATTGTACCAAGCATCAACGTCATCAATTTCTTTTTCTTCAGGAACGGACCATTCAGCCCATCCAGAATACTTACCACGGCCAAAGAGACAAGTCTCGCGATATTTTGTAAATACTGTACCACTTGAAACTGGTGTTGGTGGTGTACCACACATGATTGTCATCGGATTATCGCTATCTGTCACGGTATATTTTAAAGCAGACTCTTGTTCTGTGGTATATTCTTGCGCTTCGTCAATAACCAATAAATCAAAACCTTCACCAAGTCCACCGTTGGACGTTCTGGTGCGGTACTGCACAACCCCACCTGTTTCATAAAGTTCAATACGCTCTTGGCCTTTGGCACGAATAGAATTGAAATCTTTTCCGTCCTCAAGCCCCATTTTCTCCAGGTAGCGTTTGACTTTCTCAAAAGATGAGTGTGATGTGCTGATTCGGTGCGCTGTGTGCAAGATGTTAAGCCCATGGTATAGGCCCCACAGTTCAAGCATATAAATAATTTCTGTCTTACCGTTACGACGAGGGATAGAATAGCCAAACTTTTGGTGTGTCCAAAGCCCATCTTCTTCAATGGCCATTACGCTTCTTAGAAGATTTTGCTGCCATGGATAACTTTTTAAACCCGTTCTCTCGTATATCTCGATAGCTTCATCAGATAAAGATTTGTCAAATGGAAGAATTACCGATTGAGTAGGATTTTGATTGCCAAGTTTTTTCTTTTTCTCAGCCATAACTTTTCCTTTCAATCATGTAATTGCATGATAACCCTGTCGCTGGGAGGTATTAATCTTTAAACATTTTTTTAAATTCTTGATTAATCGCGTTTATTATCCCGATAGTGAATACAACGAAAATAAAAAGCATCATTCCCGCCATTGTGGCACTAGCCAAGAATTCCGAAAAGTTCCAAAGTGTATTAATCATTTTTTCTCCTATTTTTGGGTATAAAAAAAGCACCCTAACCTATTTACTTGTTAGTGTGCTTAGTAAATTTCTAAACCTTTAGCATAAGCTTCTTTTGCTTCTGACAACGTCATTTTATTGGGACCACCATCAATATTTGTTTCACCAGTGTTTTCCCAATTGCATTCACATACGTCGAACAATTGAACTATCCGACCACAGACTGGACAATGGATACATTCTTCTCCATCAACCATTATGATCTCTGTCGTAGTTTTCATAGTAATATTCTTCTCCTTTCTCCGGTCTCAACATCGTATTAATTCTGATTTTACCGCTAGTAGTACGATTGCCAATAGCCATGATGTTATTCTTCTTGTCATATCTTACTCTGCGACCTTTATCGGTTTCATAACCTATAACATCTTCAGCAATTGGTTGTGACAACAAACTTGCAGCTGCTTTTTGATAATCTTCCTTAGTAAGATTTTGAATAAATTCTTTAGCATGCTTTTCAAAATGCCCGTTAAAAGATTTTTCACTTGGAAATTTAGCTTCACTCCAAACGACACGGTCTTTCAGCTCCTTGTATCTTTCAACGTCATTATACTTCAATTCCTGAAATTTAGCTAGCGAAACAGGCACGAATTTAGAATCAAGTTTTTTAGCAAATTCTAGATATTCAATCCTATCACTTTTTCTGTTGTTGTCACGAATATCAATATTCATTTGACGTCGTTGTTCGCGCTTATTTTTACTGTCTGCAGTTACCTTTTTAGACCAAATGTTCTTCTTTTTCCCGTCACCTGGCTTGTAATCAACAGTGCATCGGCAATTTTGGTGACGTCTGTAAACGTCTTTAGGAACGTCTGGATAATTGTAACTTCCGGCCAAACTTTGGCACCATTTGCAGCAACGACCAGCTGTTTTTCTAACGATTTTAGGTTGCAGGCCAGCTTTTGCGTGAAATTCAGCATTTTTCTTAATGCTGTCATCAACAATACTTTGCGTGAAATTGACGATTGGGTCACCTAAAAGCCATTTAACATCATCGAACTTGTCTTCTTTTGAAAACCGCTCGATAAAGCCATTAATCCTATCTTGATTTAATTCAACAGGCTGCGCAGCAAGACTTATTTTTGCTTTTTCATTCAAAATGGTTTGAACCTTACTTGAATAATCCGCTACAAGCTCATGATTTTGCTGTAAAACTGGTTCTAGCAAACGTTTTGCGATATTATAATACATTTTACCGTCTGGCAATTTATCTGCCGTTACAGACGTTGTGAGAGCTTTAGAGAGTATCTCTCCGACTTCGATGGCAAAATCATTTGCATTTGCATATGTTGCTTTTTTAGCTTCGAGAGTTTTTAAAGCTTTGACAACAACCTCGCTCTTACCAAATTCCTGTCCAAAATTGTCTTGAACCTCTTCTAGAAGTGCTGGTAATACATCATCATTCATCGTTATTTTCCTCTACTACTGGAGCAACATTGCCCGAACCTTTAACACCAGTCAAATCTCGAATTGTTTCTCCGTCTACAAAACCAGGAATGGCTTGATTAAGCTTGATAGCACCATCTCCAATCAGTGTTAATGTGCTTGCGTCGGCTTCAAACAGCGGTTCCCACTTGACAGACGTATTCACGAATTGACTACGCAAATACTGAAATTCATCTTGCAAACAAATAGCGACATAAGCAACGTTTAACAATCCACTTCCAAGCGAGCGTTGAGCTTTGCGGCCTGCCACACGTAAATTCTCATGGCTAGCTTTAATTGCCTCAACACTTGATGGATTGTCTAAAACAAAACCAAGGTCATCTAAGGTCAAACCCGTTTCACCAGCAAAACCAGATGCAGCCATTCGCAACTGTTCAATAAACGGCGACATGCTCGCAGTTGTAAATTGTCCAACGACTGGGTGGTCACCATCGTCATCTTTATCAATTCGCAACAATGATGATACTGTAGCTTTCCAAGTGTCCATTGCTTCCGCATCTGGGTCCATACCTAAAATGTATTTTTGAGGATAAGAATAGAATTCGGCAGTAACATCAGCTCGCTCAAGTGTTCTTTTTGCGTATCTTTGATAATACATACCAGAGCGAGTAATTCGACTGCGTCCGAATGGTCTGACGGCATCTGGGCGATGAATAACAGGAACAAGCAAAGGCACTCCTGTAGGGTTAGAAACTCTAAAAGGCGTTTCATCTTTTGGATAAAACCAAGTTTCTTCGTCGGTGAAATACGCTTCTAAAATCGGGTTATCGTTATCATCACGTTGTAAAACAGCGTAACCTTCAGTTAAAAGGCCTGTGATTGGATCAATAACACCCGTTGCATTGCTTGCTTCGATGACCTGCAGACGAACTCGCTCATCCTCGTCTTTCGAGAGGTAAACAAAACAGCATGAGCCAATTAAGGCAGACAAAACTGCATTATCAAAAAAGATATCAGGGTTATTTTGAGCGAAAATAGCATTAACATTATAATCATCGTTAGCGAATTCTCGGAAAACTAGTCTGTCCGCTAAGCTATCAACGCCCTTTGCTGACCAACCTAAAACCGCTTGATACTTGCTTATAATTTGATGTGGGATAGCTAATCCGACTGGTGGGTCATAATGCTTCATAGCGTACTGTCTATACCGCATTTTAACCCTTGGACGTACCGTTGAAAGCTTGCGCTTTAAGTAATTCATTCCTTTTAAACTCAATTTTTACTCCTTTCGAATTTGGCGCGAGAAAAAATGTACAGTGACGGCTTGAACCTCGGCCGCGAGAGCGGAGGGGGTCCCATGCCCCCACTTAAAAAATTTCAAACCAAGCCAAAAAAATTATTTTGAAACATAATTTAACCAATTTATGGTTTGCGGCAAGTTGCGATTGCCAATCACATTCGTTCCTTTTCCTTTGCTCGGCTCATCATTGTATAACTTATCTGACTTCTGTCTGTTGCATTGCCAGTGCGCAAGCTGCAGGTTGTCAATGTCGGATGGATGACCACCTTTCGCAACTGGAATGATGTGGTCAATGACTGGCGATAATGGATGCGGATACTTCAATGATTTATCCACTGGCTTACCACAAATACCACAAACGTTTCTAGTCTTTAATATTACTTTCTTATTCTTCTCGAATGCGACGCGGTGGGGACCGTGTCTATCGGGGCGGGTATCTTTTGCCATGGGTATGCCTCCAAAAAAAGGGGCGGGGTATTTGACTACCTCGTCCCTCATTTCTTGATGATACTATAATAACACGTTGAAACTGCAGTGCACTGTCTCATTATGTTTTATTATGCCTTGATATGACTGCTTATGTCAGCACTTTCAAGGTCCTTTTGTGCTGCTTTTTTTAATCTGAAATAAGTTCGCTCGCTGATTCCCATTTCATCCATCACTTCATACATCGACATCTTATCAATATATACGAGACTTAAAATAGTTCTGCTTGCAGTATCTTCTAGATTGTCAATCATATCTTGCAGTTCTCTGCGCTTTTGAATAGCTTCAACCGTCTTATTATCAATCTCATCAATTGAATCAAGCAATTCAGCATATACATCATCTTGTTTCCTGTTTAATCCACCTTTGACTTTATCAGCAGACCATCGAGGGCTTGAAAGCAGTGAAGCGTTAAGCCTATCTCGCCTTCTAATCAAGCTTTGAATATATAAATCTAAATTCCTTAAATCTTTCAAAATAGTCTTAGCTCTGCTCACTTTCTTTCCTCCCGATATGATATAATAGATGTAACGTTTTCAATCATATCGAGCTTGCGTGTGCAGGCTCTTTTTTATTTAAAATACAGGCAGGCGCACGACCTGTAAGAATTACCATGATTCACGCCTTGCATAATCACAGCCGACTGATAAACTGCTTTAGAATGAGTTTAACCAAGAAAAGAAGTCCTCGTTTCTTTTTTATTTCAGTCTGTTTGCTAGTGAGTAACCCGATGAACACACTAACTAATGCACTAATTTTGAATGATTAGATTAAAGTTGTAAGAAGAAGTGCTTTAATCACCTCACTATTAAAGACACAATTTTTTCGGGTTATACCAACCGGACGAGTCGAACGCCCGCAGTACCGTTGTTGGCTATGCTTCTAAATCGATATTTTCAATTTCAGCACGTTGTTCCAGAATGCTAAGATATGCTTTCATCACATGATACTGACTTTCAAGCAATTCAAATGAGCAAGATGGTACAAAGTCTAAATCATTATTTAACCATCTATCAAGCATACGACATAGTTTATCAGCACGTTCTTTTAGTTCTTTGTATTCTTTAATAAATCTTACTTTATAGTCTTCCATATTAATATTCCTCCTAATTACCAACCAGACACAGTGCGTTTTAGTTCACCGAGGCATCTTTTCAATGTGCCTACCTCTGTTCTTAATTGCTCAATCTCTTCTTCAAGATCTTGCATTGTTTTCTGTCTTGCAATTTCCGGATGGTAATCACTGTAGGTTCCATACCATTCTGGATGATCTTCCATAAAAGACATTTCATTTTCCTCCTAATAATTCTGGATTTTCATAAATGTTACCAATGACTTCGAGAGAATTTAATTGAATGTAATCTGCTAATTCTCTGAAAGTATAAATAAGGTCATTATGGTTATCAACAACAACGAAAGTTGCTTGAAATTCGTCATATTTAATAACAAATTGTGTTGAAGTGTGGCGACCATATTTATAGTTGATTATGTCTCCCTCATAAATTTCTTTACCACGAACATCTTTAAGACCTGTTGGCTGCATGAGTTCGACCTCATCAAAATCTCTTTCGCAATACATTCCATTAGGCTCTTCAATATATACGCTCTGAATAGAGTAATCAATTATTCCGACTGGAAACATCTTGCCTGTAAGTCTATCCAATGCTCTAAATTTTGGTACTCTCATATTATTCTCCTAACAATTCTGGGTTCTCATAAATATTTCCAATAACTTCAACCATGTTGTCATCTTCAAAGTAGAAGCCACGACCTTTGCTGTTTGGTCTTTTTAATCTAAAGCAACCACTATCAAATGCTACTTTGAGAATTTCACCTGCATTTCTACCAAATTTATCATAATTTTCTGGTATCTTTACAATGTCACCCTCGAATACCTCTTTACCATGAATGTCATGTAAACCTGAAGACTCCATTAATTCAATTTCATTAAATTCTGTTGAAATCCAAAATCTTTCTCTCAACCTTACACTAACACGGTTTGTTTCAAAAATAATACTTTTAACAGGCAACATTCGTTTATCCCACTTAACCCACGCTCTAAATTTTAATTCTCTCATTCTTCTTCCTCTTCCTCTCTATAATTTAGCCACGGCTCAATAGAACTGTGCTTCCCGCATTTTTGGCATTCAAGATGATAGTTTATGCTAAAACTAAGCACACCCTTCGTCTCTTTCTTTATATAATCGTGTCTGCAAAAGAATTGTTTCAAATTATGTCTAAGTTCTTTCTTTTGTTCGTTGAACTTATAAGCAATCTTTTTAAGAGTATCGAACATCATTTCACCTCTTTGTTCATTTCCTCTAAAATTTTATCTGACTCATTGCAAACTAACTCATATACCTTTAAAACAGTATCATTCACACGTTCTAGTGCAATTATTAAGACAACTTGCAAGCCTAATGTCAATGCAGTGAATAACATTATTAATGTAACCATGTTTCTACTTCTTTCATAACTAATCTATCGAATTGCATATCCTTTATAAGTTCATCATTACTTGCTATTTCAATTGCTTGATGTGAATTGTAAGCTGTGACAGAAAATGAAAATACATATTCGCCATCATTAAAACCAGTAAATACATAGATTTTCATTCTTTCACCTCTACCAAAATATATGTTCTATCTTGGTTCAATTGTTCATAGCGTACGACGTAATATTGTAAGACTGTAACCACGCTAGATGGATTTTCTTCTATATAAGAGTTAAGGTCTTCTACTGCGCTACCTTGATAAATATTATCTTTAAATTCTTTAAAATATTTTTTCATTTTTTCACCTCTTTAACTTCAAATGCTGGGTTTTTCCAAAATTTAAGCTCTTTAAGTTCACTCTCAGTAAAGTAGCACTTAGAATATTCGTCATTCATCGGAAGAGTACTAAGACCGATTTTATTAGCTTTTTTCATTATCCCAATGTATATTTTGCCAAAATCTTCGTTTGCAAATTTAACCGTGTAGAGCTTCTCTTTCTCGACTTCATAACCGTAAATAATAGCATTAATGAGACGTTCTTTGAGCTTTCTAATTTCACCATAAGGTGCATCACTATCAACTGGCAGTTCATATGTTTTCCCACACATTTCAAAATTAAATGAGTAACCATAGCCCCAGCGAGTAATGTAATACAAAGCGTCTGATAAACTGTAAAAATCAGTAAGTTTATCAACCCATTCAGCTTCTTCTTTGGTAAGCACTACTTTCTCTGGCTCATCAAGTTGTTTTACAACGTTCAATGCCTTATCAATGCCTAAGCTAATCCAACCGTCTCCAAGCGCGCCGCAAGAGTACTTTTTTAACTCCTCGATTTTTTTAATCGCTTCTTGTTTATTCATAATTTATCCCTTTCTACAATGTACCTTTTAAAGCCGCTCCTACAAGTAAGGCTAAAAATGATAATATCATAAACAAAATTATTCCCATAAGAATGGCTTGACATAAAATGTTTAGCCACTTCCAAGGTAAGTCATCACAACAACCAAGTGCCATTCCTGTTATTAAAATAAAAACCACAATGGCAATTAAGTAACATTTAACCAAAAACATCATTTATTCCTCCTATAGTCACAGGCTGACAAGACCAATACCAATCACGACGCCGTTCAAAAGTATTGTAATTGCCATAAGCCAATATAATAAATCAATCATCTAATTTGCCCTCTTTGTATTTATCGGCGAATTCAAACAAATTCCAAAAGTCAAATGTTTTGAATTCGTTCCAGTCAATATCTTGTTTGACTAGCCAATCTGAAAAATCTAAATAATTATCGATTTCAAGTTCGAAATAATCGCCCCAATCCCATACGTAGCCGTCAATTTTAACACGTTCGCCGTTCGGATTTTCAAAAGTCAAAACAGGATTATCACACCACCGTGAGCCAAAGCACAGTTCACACGTTCCAATCGTTTCGGTACACGCTCTGGATAAATCTACGTCCACTAATTTAATTCCTTGCATTACATTTAACCTTCCTATTTTGCTCTGTGTGCCACTTTAAAGTGCCTCGAATAGAATTACATTCCCATCGCATAGATGACGTCATACATCTGCTTTGTGAGCTTTCTTTTCGTTTCTGGATCTGATTTTTTATCAGTAATAAAATGCAGTGGATTGCTTTTTTTCTTGCGTTCCAAATCCGCTTTAACAGCTCTGTCATCCATAATGATTCTTCCTTCGGCGATTTCTCGTCGCAAAGCATATTCGGTAATGCCGTAATGTCTAGCTGCAGTACCTTTAAACCCGACGAATACGTCTGCTTTTCCGCCAACGATTCGAGTAAATGTAGTTTTGGGTAAGTTATCAATCTCGCCTGTTTGTTTGGCAATTATGCGCCCTGCTCTAATTCGTGTGTCAACTGTTTGACGTACGATTCCAGTGTGCTTTGCTAGCTCTTTTTTTGTGCCACTAAACTTATCACCTGTTTCGGTGTCGATGAAATCATATATTTTAATTTTTGACATACATTAGCTCCTTCATGCGTTTCAAAACTGCGCTGTCAGTTTCTGGCATTTTAGCCAAATCTAAATATTTTTTCGCTTCATTTGTCTCAACATGCAGCATTTTTGCAATGACCACATAGCTTTTTAAATGATGTTTGTGCGTCCACTCTTTAAAATTCATTAATACATCGAGTGGGCATTCTTCGTGTCGTTCATTCCAAACAACACAGCATCGCGGTGCTCGCTTGCTTGCCATTTTAATTATCCTCATCTTCTTCAATTTCCTCGATTTCAATTTCAATCCTTGGATTTGGGCTATACAGCTTTCTTGTTGTGTGTTCAACAATCAAGCAATCATCTTTCCAAACAATCTCTGATTTTGAAATGCTGTCATATACCGATTTTTCCAAATTGTCCAAATCGATTTTTTTATCGTGCGGAATTTTTTCCGCAATAAACCTAGCATATTCATCTTTCTTCTTTTGTCTTGAACGTGGTTTTGGAGGTTCTGCCATTTTTTTAGGTGCCTTCATGTAGAACGTAACTTTGGTTCTTATTGCTCCGTCAAAATAACGTCCAGCATAATTTTGCTTAACAAAATTAGTTACTTTGCTCCTCCACCGCGTCATGTCAGCTTTTTCGTAAGTGCCAGCATGCTTCCCTCTGATTGTAGCTTGTGGTCTTGATTGTGGTTTTGGTTCAAATGGTATTAAAAACATCTATGCACCTCTTAGAAAGGAAGGTCGTCATCTGAGATGTCCATTGGGCTTGAGTTACCAAATGGGCTTTCCTGCTGCATGTAGCTGTTTTGCTGCGGTTGCTGATTGTAACCGTTTGATTGTCCTTGATGGCTTTCGTTTCTTGTATCTAACAAGTCGACATGTTCAGCTACTACTTCCGTCACATATACACGCTGTCCTTGCTGATTTTCATAGTTACGTGTCTGAATACGACCAGTAATACCGATTTGCGAACCTTTGCCACAATATTGCGCGATAATCTCTGCAGTTTGTCGCCAAGCTACGATATTAATAAAATCCGCTTCACGATCACCGTTTTGATTCTTGAAAGAGCGATTTACCGCAAGCGTTCCTGTTAATACGTTTGTGTTGCTCGCTGTTTGTTTTAGTTCTGGCGCCTTTGTCAAGCGACCGATTAAATTTACATTGTTCATTGATTTCTCCTAATTAAGCACTTCCGCCAGCTCTTCTTGTGTTAGTGGCTTGATTTTCTTGTAGCCGCTAACCGCATAATTCTTTTTGTATTCAAAGCCGATTTTTTCAAGTTCAGATTTGAAGAAGTCTTTTTCTGCCGAATCCGCAAAATATACTTCCAATGTCATTTTTTGGGTATAGCGTTTTGAGCTATTTTCAGCTCCTCTAAGCGCTGTTTCTTTATTTCTGGATAATTCATCGTTTTCTAAAATCTCGCCCGTTTCTGGGTCAAAATTTGGTGTTTCTTGCTGTTCTGTTGCTTGCTGACGTGCTAGTTCTGCTTCTCGAGCTTTCCTTGCTTCCTCTTTTTGTTTTTCAAAACGATAATCTGATTTGATTTGCTCCAAAACTTCTGCGAGCGTCAACTCATTCAACATTCGAATATATGGTTGGTCTGTCATATTGTATTCAGCGCATTGTCCAGAAACTGCTGCTTTTGCTTTTTCAAATTCTTGCTGCTTTTGAAGTTCAAATGTGATCGCGTCATCAAGTGATTTCATTGTTACTTTTTTGAGCGTCACACCGTCCGCCATGAAATCGCCTGCTTTAATAAACTCTGTTGCTTTTTCGTCAAAAATTCGTGGGTCAAGTAAATACTCAGCGCATTTGTTGGCAATATAGCCTTTAACCGTGTCTAATCGCAAAGCCTTTTGATTATCTTCAAACTCTTTAACGTCGCCAGCAATCTTATCTATGATTTCATCAAGCGGTTTTGATTTGCTTTTAATGTAAGTATCAAATTCATCTGTTGGCTTGGAAAGCTCACGTTTGATTTTGATGCGTTCGTCTGAAATTTGCTTTTTGAGCTTGCGCAAATCAGCTAAAACTTTCTTATCACCTTTAATAGTCGACGCTGTGACTGTGTAATTTTGGTATTTAGTTACTACATCATTAATGCCTTGCTCGAATGCTTCGCGATCAATAATTTCAACTTCCGCTTGTTTTACATTTGCTTGTAATTCTTGCATTTGCTATTCACCTCTCAATAAACCAACTCATCATTTTCATCCAAAAGCTCTGTTTGTACTTCTTTGACAGGTTCTGGTTGCGGCTCTTCCTGCTTAGATTTTTGATTTTGCCAATTTTCAATTTGAGCTTGTTTGCGTGCTAAGACGTCTTCGCGGCTTTCTTGTGGTTCTGGCGTTACGTCTTTAATACGGTCAAATGTTTCTCCGCCGTCATCTTCAGTGTACATATTTCCTAAATCATCTGGAAAAGCTTCGCGCAATGCATTGACTAACGCTGTCTTACGAATCATAGTTGCCGGCATTGCTTTCCAAGTGCTTCGACCTTTGTCGTACTCGCTCATGCTGATGTACACTTCAACAGGTACTTTAAAATTTTTTCTATAGACTCTTGCCCATCCGCCGACAATCGTGTCGTTTGGTAATACCAGCGAGCCCTTACGTTCAACTTGCACTCCGTCAGCATCTAAAACTACAACTCCTGCTTCAAAACCCTCGTAATCCTTGCATTGTGCTGCGCGTTTTAAAAATGCCTCTTTTGAAACAATCAGGCTAAATTCTGTCCCACCGCCTTTGTTTTTATAAGCCACAATGTAAACTTCGTTCGCGAACGGGTTAAGATTGCGCCCTTTGATAAGTGTTAAGGCTTGTCCGATTTGTTTTTCACTCAAAAGGTTTTGTGGGTCAAAAAATCGTTTTACATCTTGTGGTGTCCATACGCTAGTGTCTACGGTGATGTCGCGTTTCGTTTGTTTTGCTACTTGATTTGCCATTATTTTCTTCTTCCTTTCGTTTTCTTCAAATTCCATATTTCACGCTTCAAACGTTTGTTTTCTTGCTGCAAGCTCACAATCTTGTCTTGATATTGATTGATAATCTCGCCATACTCAGTAGCAAGGTTTAGATAGTCGCTCGTCCTGCTGTAGTAAGCTTGCTCGTAATCTTCTTTCAAAATTATCATGTAAGCCTCTTGTTTTTAATCTGTGTATATCTTAATCATTCCGTTAAAGACAGAGTGTCCAAAACATAGATTGCCACTATCACAAATAAGAGCCAGTTCCAAGTTGGATAGTTGAGGTTTGTTTTTATAAATTTTATAAAGCGAATGTCCATAGCCACCGCCTGCTCGTCCGAACACAACATCTACATCTGCTTGCTCAGCGATTTCCATTTTGTCGAATTCATACTTTTGTTTGATAATGTATTTCTCTTTCAATTCTTTATAAGCTTTATTGTTAGAGTTACTTTTTTCTCTTTCGTTTTCCGTAAAAGCCCAAGATGAATAAATTCTATTTGTTGCCATATTTCTCCTCCAATCGTTCCTCAATCTCATCAAACAGTTTTTCGTAATCCGCTATTATTACACGTTGCTCGTTCAGCAGCTTCTCTAGTCCTGCAATTTTTGTTTCAAATTCTTTAATTTTAACCTCGTAGTCTTCGATTTCAGCATAGCAGCGATGTACTTCATCTTCGAGGAAACTATTGCGGTTCAAAAGTTCCTGTGTATTCATTGTTCATCTCCTTTGAAAGGCGTTTTGCTTAGACCTACCCAACGCACCAAAATGCATGCGGTGTCATCATATACGCTATATCCTTGAACTTCGCTTTTCCATTGCGGATTGCCCTTTACATCTTCATTCAATTTTTCTGTTGCTGAAGACCTACCGTCGTCAAAATAGTCGTCAACATATTCTTTGTAAAATTCCACTTCTAATCCTCCATCATTGCTGCTTTTAGCGCATCAAGCTGTGCCTGTTCCTCTGCGCTTGCTTCATGTTTGAAATCTTCATCAACCCAGTCAGGTACATTGCTTTTGGCCGGTTGTTGTTGGTTAGCGAATTGCTTATTCCTAACCTCTTGCCTTTGCTTTTCAGCTCCTGCTACCATTTCTGGTGTTAGTAATCCTTGGCGTTTGTAACGCATTAGAATAGATTTGAAATAATTAAAATTGAAATTGCTGGTAGAGTTAGCAGCTTCTTTCAAAGCTGTCAGCATTAGCTCAATACTAAACCCATCTTCTTTGTGTAATTTTGGAATATCCTCGATTTCAAAAGGCGTTAGAACTCTACCTGTAATTTCCTGCCATTTTTCAAAAAAATATTTCAAATTTTGAGAGGAGGTAGAGGATTCTTCTTTTTTTACCTCTTCTATCCTATTCTTATCTATCCTATTCTTATCTAATCTAATCTGTGCGACGTTTTCTCCCGTTACCGTTACGGGTTCGTTACGAAACCGATACGCACCTGTTTCGGTGATTTCTAGCATAGATTTTTCTTCCTGATAAAGCGTTGGTTTATAAGTATCTTTGCGAATTATGTTGTGAATTTTCCAGTCTCTTATCACCATCACTCCAGTATCAAAAACAAATACAAATTGCTTGCTTAACAGAATGTTCATATCATCTTGTGATGCGTTAACATTTCGCATTATCCTTTTTGGCGAGTCTACAAAACCGTCATCGTCAGCGTGCATATTTAGATGAAAATATAAATTTTGTGAGGTTGCTGGCATGTCTAGAAATTTATCGGTATCTGTTATAGAGATGTTAAACATTCTTTTTTGTGCCATTATCAATCATCTCCGAAAAGCGCATCAAATAGTGCATCAGCCAGTTCCTCACATTTAGCTTTGCTGTCGACTTCAATTTCTTCTGGTTCTTTGCCATCTAACGTTTTGAACGTATATTCAGCTTCGACTTTTAAAGGTTCTGCATTGAACATTTGTAGCATTCCTTCATATTTCTCTTTGTCTTCCGTGTAAGCCTCTTCGGTAGTAATAATTGCGTCATTGACGTTTTTACACCAACCTGCTTCAAATGCTAACGCTCTAGTTCTGTTCTTATACTCCATCAAGAAATGTCCATTTTCTTTGCTGCGAAAAACGATAAATGTTTGTGCTTGTTTCATTGTTTTATTCTCCTATTGTTTTACGTTTTCTTTTAAACGTCTTTAACTTTCCTTAAATTGCGTCATCTGGCAAACCATGCGCACGATTGTACGCAATTGCGTTCGCTTCCCAACCGTGATAATTTGGTTTTACTTCTTCTTTTTTTCTTCGTTTACCAACGAACGGCAATGTTAGCACGTATATGATCATTGCTAAGCTAAAGCAGATAATAAATAAATCCATGTTTTTCTCTTTTCTAAGCCTTGTCCAGAAGCTTTAAATTTGATTTTCAAGCCATTTCTTAATAGCTCGCTTTGACCAGCGTTTAGCTGGTAGTTCTTTTGGAAAGCCGTCCATATAGCGGTATGTTTGAAACGTGTCTTTTGAAATCCCAAGGAACTTGCATGCTTCTTTTTGCGACATCAACTCGTTAAAACCATCATCGCGTTCGATTTCCAAAAGCTTGTTTAATGTTTCCTTGATTATGCCTTTCAGCCAATCGGAAAATTGTTGCATTACACTATCCATGTTGTTTCCTTTCTGGTATAATGTAAGTAGTTTTGTTTTGTAAGTCACTGATTTTCAGTGGCTTTTTTTGTGCTCCCGATTAGCAGTTAAAGCTCTAACAAGTTCGTCAATCGTTGTTGTCTTGTCAAATATTATCGTTTAGAGTAATTTAATAACTGCATTTTTTATTTATTTTAAAGGAGGTTATCATCTTGTTAGAGCCATAGCTACTAACCGAGAGCGTGGTTTCCAGCTGAGCTGGTATAGTTCTAGCACTTTTTGTTAAAGTGTTAATGAGCCCGATTGTTATTTTGTAACTGTGCTAGAACCGTATCAACCCAGCTGGAAATAATTACGTTAAAATACGAAATTTTCGTATTTCTTGCCTAAAAAAATATCATCAAATCCAACGTGAAATTTAAACATATATTTTTTTAGCATAATCATTCCGATATTCGAACTGTCGTTTTCAAGCTTCGCAAGCGTGTTGGTAGAGACGCCGAACTCACTTGCAAGTTCTTCCTGCGTCATCCCAGCGGCAATTCGGAGAGCTTCCAATGTCCATTTCATATGTTCTTTTTCCTTTCTTTTTTTCTTTAGGTCTTTCAACCTTACGAGTATATTATAATACGATTTTTTCGTATTGTCAACACAAAATTAAGTTTTTTTCGTATTTTTCTTGTATTGATAATAAAAATCATATATAATAGAATCAAACATACGAGAGGAAAATAATATGGATAAAAACAAACAACGTATGCAGATTATCGCTGATAATATTACCTATTATAGAAAGAAGAAAGGAATCACTCAGAAAGAGTTGGCTGACGCTATCGGTGTTGCTCCAGGGACAATTACTGATTATATGAAACTCAGAAGCGCCCCTTCTTTTGGAATTATTCAAAAGATGGCTGATTATTTCGAAGTCGAAAAATCAGATATTGACTCAACGTTCAAAGACCAAAATATAATTCACGGTGATAACAACGGCTTAAATAGCTACAATAATAGTTCGGTCACTATTAATCATGGCACATCAAAAGAAAACTTTGATAGGAGCCACGACCAACAGGTTGCTGATTTTGAGCTGCAAAAAGAAATCTTATCCTATTTAGAACAACAAACCAATATCTTAAATCAGTTGCTATCTAATACAGAGAAGATTTTGGATAAATTAAACAAAGGGGAAGAAAATGGCACTATTTGGAAAAACAAAAAATGAAAAAACTGAAGATTATCTTGCTGCGCGTGGTGTTAAAGGCTTGCCAGAAGAAAGCTACGAGCAAGTCCGACGTATTGCGAATGAAATGGCTGGCAATGGATTAATAAAAGCTGGTCTAGCTTTGTCTTTTAGCAGTAATAGTGTTGACCAAACTAAACTTTCTTACTTATCTGCGCTTGTTGAGCAAAACTGGATTTTAATCAATCAAAATCAACAAATCATTGACGAACTTAAAAAATTAAACGGCAAATAAAAAAACGTGCAAAGGACTGAACCACGTTAAAAGCTGGAAATGGAGAATATATATAATGAAGAAGAAAACTGTCTTTATGCTCGGTGCTACTGCTATTCTTGGTGCAGCAATGCTTGATGTCGTTAACGTCCCTGCGGTTAACGAACCGACTGTTGTTTATGCTGCTACTACTACTCAAAAAACGGCATTACGACAAGCAAAAAGCTACTACAAGAACATGCACATGTCTAAGCAAGGTATCTTTGACCAATTGACTTCTGATTATGACCAATATTCAGAAGAAGACGCTCAATATGCTGTTGACCACTTGAAAGCTAATTACAAGAAAGCTGCCTTGAAACAAGCAAAAAGCTATTACAAAAATATGCATATGTCAAAACAAGGTATTTATGATCAACTTTCTTCTGAAATGGGCGAAAAGTTCACTCCTGAAGAAGCTCAATATGCTATTGACAACTCTAACTTTGATTACAACAAAGCCGCTTTGAAACAAGCAAAAACTTACCAAGAAAGCATGGCAATGTCTCCAGACGCTATCTATGATCAGCTAATTTCTGAATCTGGTGAAAAATTTACGGAATCAGAAGCGCAATATGCCATTGATAATTTAGATAAATAAAAAACAATACAAAAAATCCCTCGCACTCTCCATCGCAAAATTGAGTGCAAGGGTGTAAAGAAATCATTAACAACACACGATTAAGCAAGTGATTACTTTTGGAGAAGTAAGAAAAACTTAGCTTAAAATATGTCGTCTATTTAATTTTATCAAAAAAGGTGGTGATGTCAAGAATTTCTCTGAAGTTAAAAAGCCTTGTCCAGAAGCTATTTTTTTAACAAAGGAGAAAAATAATGAAATACAATAAAACAAAATATCCAAATATCTATACATATGAAACTAAGAAAGGCAAACGCTACTACGTTCGCCGAAACTTTAAATTAAACGGCAAGAAAAAAGAAATAAGCGCTAGCGGATTAAAAACACTTGCTGAAGCTAGACACGCGCTTGCTGAAATTGAAAATAAAATCGCAAACAATGAGTATGACCCGAAGAAAAACATGACGGTCAACGATTATTGGGAAATATACAGCGAGAACCGTATTAAAACGGGCCGATGGGCACCAGATACGATAGTCGACAAAAGGAATGTATACAACAGACACTTTGCTAAAAAATACGGAAATATGCGATTGAAAGATATTGAACGTCTTGAATACGAGAAATATATGACTGGATTGCTGAAGAGATTGACCCGCTCATCTGTAAGACAGATAAATTCCGTTTTTGAAGCGATGCTCAATGACGCTGTAGTAAATGGCTATTTAGACAAAAATCCGGTTTTTAAAATCTATATCGGCGAAAGCAAAAACCCGCCAAAAAACAAAAGAATTTCTTTAGAAGAGTTTCGCGAATGGGACGCTTGCGCTAGAAAACTATTGACAAAATACGAATATGCAATGGTTAGACTTACTTATTTTGGACTCCGGAAAAGCGAAGTTTTTGGGGTTAAATTAGGCTCGTTACAATTAATTGGGTCACGTTTTAAAATACTTTTAGATGAGAGTCGAACTTTTTACCGTCCGAACGGAAAAGGTATGAAAACTAAAAGCTCTGAACGCTATATTGTTGTCGACGAAGAAACGACCAAGTTATTACAATACGCAACCAAAGTCTCTCGCAAATTAGCAAAAGAGTCTGGGCGTATTCTAAACAAGAATGATTTTCTTTTTTTAGATGCTGGAGAAAAAACCAAAAAAACATTAGGACAGCCAGTTGCTTGCTCACGAATTTATGCGGTTTTTAGAAAAGTAAACGAAGCTTGCGACATGCACATAACGCCTCACATGATGAGGCACTTCTTCGCTACGCAAGGTCAAATCGCTGGTGTGCCAGTTGAACATATGGCTGCAGCTTTAGGACATTCAACAGCATACATGACCCAAAAGTATACGCATATCAAAGACGAGGTAGCAAGCGAAGTTACCGATTCATTCTTGCGAGCAATTAAGTGAAATTTCCCCGTATTTGTCCCCGTCTCAACACCTAATTACACCTGAAAATAGCTGCTTATTCTTGTTTTATTCCTCAATAACACCTGCAAAATAACGCTGAAATTCGATATTGAAAGGTATCATGAAAATCTCATTTTTTTAGTAGAAAAACAAGAATGCTGATACTATGCGCTTTCTAGCGCTCGTCCCCGCCAATTCCCCGCCTTAAGCTTTATGGACAAGGCTTTTTTTATTGCACTAAAAAACACCCGAAAAATCGGGTGCGGTTGTAAAATAAAGAAAGCCTTAAATAAGGCTCTCTTATTATAACATATATTTTTAGATAAGTTCAAGCGACAATTGATTGATATCTTTCAAAGTTATGTTTTTTGAGTAAGTCCCAGATAGCAACAAAACTTTTATCTTTTGAATAGACCTCTTTGAGAGTGCTGTCTTTGGTACGATCTAAAATATCTAAAGCATCTTCTATATTTAATTCTGAACCAGCCAAAGCTAGTTTTTCTGCTATAGCTAGCTGTGCTATTTCAATTTTCTTTACTGCCATATTTTATTCCTACTCCTTAAAAAATACGATTCATTGCTTCCATTTCTTCCAAAACATCAGCTGTTTTTTCAAAACTGTATTCTTCATCTTCACTTACTGATTCGCCATCGTGCAGATAATCTTGGATAGGTCTGTAGTTGGTATCATCTCTACGATAACGAACGACGACGACTTTATCGCCAACATCACTTGCTGCGACGTCTTTTCTTAACTTCGCTAGCATTTCTTCGTAATCGTACGAAAATCCGAAAAGACCGTTCTTAAACTGTTGCCAATTGTAAGCCATATTGCTTCTCCTTTTTATAAAAGCGGTCGTAATGACCGCTTGATTAATCTTCTTCTACTTCTTCAAATTCTTGATAGTAGGCTTGGCTATTGCAACCGCGGATTACATATTTAAAATCATCTTCAGATAATTTACTAAACACGTCTTCATGCCAATCAATATCATCGAATTGCTTTTCAAAACTTGCCATTTTCTCATCGTCATCTTCTTCGATGGCTTCTTGATATTCGTCACGAAGTTTTTCAAGCATTTCTGAACAATCACAAAGCCCATCGAATGCTTGGCTATCCATATTCCAATAGCCGTCGATGATGTCGCGATCAACTAATTCTTCTAGAAGTTCTTCATAGTCGGTTGCGATAATTTCTTTTTTCCAAGTTCCGTTTGTTGATTTTCCGTTCCATTTAATCATTTTAAATACCTCTTTCGTCTTTATTTATCTTACAAGTATATTATAGTATATATACTACATACTGTCAAGAACTTTTTTTAAAATTTTTTTAAATTTTCTTGGATAAGTTCCTGCAATTCAAGCAAGTCTTCTTTTGTCGCATGGTTGCGAATAAAACCGCGAGCCGTCGACCTTTTGGTCATGTAATTTCTATGTTCTCTATTTTTTTCATTCCATTTTTTGTCAGCTCTTTGACGAGCTGTTAATTCTTCTGCCATGTATTCTCCTTAATAAAGATTAAGCTGCTTCCCAAGTGCGTTCGCTAACGTATACTGTAGTAGCTTTGTCGCCGTCCGCGATTACTTCGATACCGTAGTAAGCACCAGCTTTGTGCATTACTTCGTTAAATTCAAGTTCGTGTGATTGTTCAATCAATGTTGCGATTGTAAATTTTTGGTTTTTTCTTAATTTAGCAAGAACTACTTCCATTTTAGCTGAAGTATTTTCTTCTTTTTCTGAACGATATTCAAACCATGCTTCTTTTAAAGCTTCTGAAATGTATTCGCTGACTTTACCGCCAAATTTAGCTTGACCTTGTTTTGCAATTTCCCAAGCTCGTGTCATGATTTCTTTCATTTTGTTTACCTCTTTCGTCTTTATTTATCTTACAAGTATATTATAGTATATATACTACATACTGTCAACACTTTTCTACAAATATTTTTGTGTTTTTTTAAATTTTTTCTGCGCATAAAAAAAGACCCAGCGCGTTAACACTGGGCGTAAACTCGGTTACGAGCCAAGAGTCAAGTCTTGTTTCATGATTTTATTATACCAAAAAAAAGCCCCTAACCATTAAAGACTAGGGGTGTTAAAGTGTCTATTTAATTTTAAGTGTTTGACCAGCATAAATCAAATTTGGATTAGCAAGACCGTTTAGCGCTGCAATTGATTGGTAGCTTGTGCCATATCGACTAGCGATAGCTGATAGGTTATCGCCTGCGCGAACGGTGTAGTAAACCGAACCAGTGCTTGCTGAACCATTGACACGCAATACTTGTCCAACGTAGATAAGATTTGGATTAGCAATACCATTGAGACTAGCCAACGCTTGATAGCTTGTACCAAATTTTGCAGCAATGCTAGAAAGTGTGTCGCCAGAACGTACTGTGTAAGTGTTAGTTGCTGGTGCTTGAATTGGCGCAGATGAGACTGAAATAATTTCAACGTCTGCCTTATTGATCCACGAATTAATGCCAGCTAGCAATACACGATTGCCAGACACTTGCGCTACACTGTATGTTCTACCTTTAACCCAGTTTGGAATACCTTGACCAGTAGCCCAGCTGTTAGCGCTAAATTTAACTTTCACTTGATTGCCGTTAGCAATGTCAGATTTTGGCGTGTTGTCCGCTTGTTGACCTTGAGCGATAGCTGGTGTATTAGTTTTAGGATTATCGTGCTTAGTATAGCCATTGTCGGTAATACCAGTCAAATCGACATTACCGTCAAGACCGCCTGCAATATAAGTCGATGTAAATTGGTAAATCGCTACACCGTCCATTGACGGAAAGACGTTATAATTTGGCGCTGGTGTTACTGCGTAATTTGGATAAGCAGCCATCCACAAGCTGTTCGGAAACTCACGAATGATTTGGTCCGCGTACACATTAGCGACTGTGTAAGGCTTGTAGCTGTAATACATAGGCGTATAACCTGCCGCTTTAATCATGCGCATGCCATGCAAGATTGCGTTAGTATTCGCCTGTTTATCAGCACTAGCGCCGCTTTCGTAGTCTAAGGCAACAATTGAGCCTTTAGGCGTTTGAACTTGCGGCAAAAATGTATTTAACACTTGCTCGCCAAGGCTTGCATTTCCGCCAACTTGGTACCAAATGTAAGTATGTGCGCGTTTACCTTGAGCAATTGCTGACGCTACTTGTGTTTCATATGTGGTTTGACCGTACATACCGCCGCCATTCACGCCACCGATTTGACAAATAGCAAACTTATCATGGCCATAGCCAAAAATACCGTTTTGGCCTTGATAACGTGACCAGTCGACGCCTTGGTCGCCAACTGCCGCGTAAGCTGTAGACTGCAATAATAAGCTGGTGCTTAAAAGCGCACCTGCTAACAATCGTTTAATCTTCATCGACATCTTCCTCCTTCAAATCAGACAAATTCGTGAGAACACAAACCAAGCCAGATAAAAGAGCGGTTGAAACAACCACTCTCCAGTCAACTTGTGTAATTAACGTACTAGCACCGATGACGCCAACTGCTGACTGCGCCATAGTTTTCAAAACCTTGATTCCTAATTTTTCAAAATAACGTTTCATTTTTCAACCTCGCTTTCCAAGCGTGCAATGCGTTCATCAACGTAGCGACTATGTTCCTCTAGCCTAAACGTGCGCTCAATGACGCTGTTGTGTTTATCGACTTGCTTCTTCAGCTCATTGATTTGATAATTAGTTAGTTTAGTGCTCGTGATAATACCGCCAAACGTGCCAACCAAGCTCGCAATCAATGAGAAAACTCCCGTCAAAATTTCGGCATGCATAATCTCCTCTCACTTCCTAAGCTGATTACTCAGCAGTGGTTTCTTCTGGCAAATCCCAAATCGGATTACCATCTTCGTCGAATTGCATGATGTAACATTTAGCGTCAGCGAATCCATCAAGTGGAAGGCTAAGGATTGAACCGCCGAATTTAGAAATACCAACGACCTTGCTGAACTCTTTAAATTGACGTTTGCCGTTGATTACGACCGGCTTACGTTCGTGCTCGATGTGCATGTACAGGTCGTAATTTCCTGCAATATAGCGCACGTATTCACCGTTCTCTTTCATGTAAGTGAGTGCTTGCGCTAAGTCGAAAGGTTGAGTGATTTCGTCTACGTTGATAAGTTCTGTTGTTGCCATAATATATTCTCCTTTTTAAAAAATTAATAACTAAATACTAATGTGCCACGGTAGTTGACGTTAGCTTCTGCGTCCAGAATATGCAAGCTACCGTCTGGATTAAGCTGCGCGTTCTTGTCTCGAGGTATAACGCTCCAGCCTTTGGCGGTAAGCATGAGTGATTTTCTCACAAATTCTTGCGGCACACTTCCAATCGTATGCGTTCCAGCGCTACTAAATGTCACGTCGTAGTTAACCAGTACCAAACGCCCTTGAATCATATACTCACATCCACTGACACCTGTTGATTGCCAGTTCGTGTAGTTAGTCGCTTGGAAGTTTAGATAGCCTGATGACGTCATGGTCAAACGACGTTTTAACTCGCTGTCAATCTCAAAACGGATTGCGCCGTAGTCTGGGTCAGACAGACCATAGTGTAGGACGTTCTCGAGATTATCGTTGTAATCAACGACTAGGAAACGTAGTTCACCAGATTGTAGAACTGCCAAGGGCATATCCGTTGGCGTTGTTTCGCTGCCGTTTTTTCGCTGAATCGCGCCAGATGAAGCTAATCCATGATTGTCCATATATAGGCCTTGCTTATGCGCTGGACGGTTGAACGTGCCCCAGTTGTCAACTGAGCTGCTCGCAGTCTTGTTTTCTTGGAGTAAGAGCGAACCGCCTTCGATTTTACCAAGGTTTGAATTGACGGCAGACAAATTGTTTACGTTTAGCTTGTTAGCTGTGACTGCGCCATCAACAATCATGTCAGCTGTCACCTGCATTTCATCAGCGATGATTTTGACGTTGTTAGCGTTCTGAGCAATCATTGTTGCAAATTTATTGCCGTCGATGGTTTTGCCTACTTTTGTCACAAAGCCGTTGTTATCAAGATTCAAGCTTGCTGATTTGACGACTTCGCTGTCTAGCGTATTGACTGCTGTTTGTGCCGCGTTAGCTTTTGAGACGGCGCTGTTTGCAGTCGTTTGTGCATTATCTGCTTTGGTCTCTACACTTGACACGCTCGCAGTGATTGAACTTGCTGTTTGAGTAAGCTCACTTGATAAATCATCAACGTCACCACTTAGCGAATCAAAATCAGATTGCGAAACCTTGGCTTGCAGGCCTGTATTCAATGCACTGATTTGAGTCGTGTGTGTGCTGATTGTTTGCGCGTTGCTGTTAGCAGTGCTTTGTGCGTTATCAGCTTTGCTTGTCGCTGTCGAAATGCCAGCTTGCAAGTCGGTTTTAGCACTATTCAACTCTGTTTTAGTCGCCAACAACGTCATGCCGTCAGCAGTCTGCTGAATTCGACTAGATAGCGAGCTAATTTGGCTTGCTGTGTCTTCGGGTGCTGGTGACCAGTCGGTGTACACATTGCCATATTCAACTTTAACTTTTGTTGAGTGTACGCTGCCAATTTCCTGCGTTCCCTCGTTGATTCCAAAACGGAAAGTTACATATGAAACACCTTCAAGGTCGTCAGCTGGAATTACGAACTTGTTCGTCTTATAATTTTTAAAGCCTTTAACAGCTTTATCGTCTGCGCCAAAATAGCTTACGAAGTTTTTGGCAAACAATTCGTTGGTTAATTTAACAGCTATGTCTTGACCGACCTTGACAGGAATTTTAACTCCTCGACTAACGTCGTAAGCATTTCCTGCGTAAGTATGTATTCCAAAGAACGGGTCAGTTCCAGCAACTTTGAAACTAATTTCACCAGTTTCAACATTTTGGACAAATTCGGTGATATATCGTGTATATACACTTGCATTTCGTGATAATGCGTATAAATTTCGTCCGCCAATTTCCGTCGGAATCTTGCCTTCGACCGCACTAACTGCGCTAGTGATTTGTCCAGGTACTGCATTGATTTGCGTTTGTAGACTGCTTACATTGCCGTCTGTAGTTTGTAAACTGCTTTGCAGACTAGCCACTGCTTGGTCAATTGACGCTTGGTAGTTAGCGAGATTTGTTTTAGTCGTGTCGGCAGTTGCTGTAGTTGCAGCTAAATCAGCCTTGACACCGTCCAAACCAGTTTCAAGTGTTGCCGCTTTTTGACTTGCGCTGTTAGCTGTCGTCTGCACTTGTAACAAAGTCGTTTTAGTGCTTGTCAGGTCATCTTCAACTGTCTTAGTTCGTGCAGTAACACTTGTAATGTCTTTGCTGTTTTGTTCTACTGTCTTACTTAATTCGCTAACAGTCGTCTTCGTGCCATTAGCAGTTTCTTCAACGCTACTTACACGTTTAGTCAATTCTGACTGTGCGCTAGCTTGTACTTTTAGTTGGCTAGCTTGCGTTTGCAAATCTTGCTTAGCGGTGCCCAAGTCATTAGCTACAGTAGTGAGTTGCTGTTTGGCTTCTTCGACTGCTGCAAGCGAATCATCTCGCACTTTTTCGATATTCGCTGATAAAGCAGTCAACTCTTGCTTAGCTTTGTCAAGTGCTTCTGTGACACCTGTCGTGTCTGCGTCTAAACCGTCATTTCCTCTAGCTCCAATGACAGCTGGTTCAGTAACTAAACTTGTGTCATTCGTGTACGTGATGACGTCATACGACCACATATAGTTTTTGTCTGCTGTTACAGTCGTTGGTTTAGTAGACCAGTTTTGACCGCCTGCCGTGACACCCTCTGCTTGGTCGTTAGTCGTGTAATAACGTTTGATTGATTTAATGCCAACACCATCGTCAGAATTGGTAAAAGTGATGTATTCACGAGCTAACTCGTTACCGTCAACGGTTGCAATAGCTACGACGTTTAGTGTGCCAATAACTTGACTAGCGTTGATTGTGACGCTGTTATTATCGCTAACGATGTTGTTATTAATTAGCCACTTCCAATTTGCGTTTACAATTTTGCCATACTTCTCAAGTTTAGCTGTGATTGTGCTCGTGCCTTTCCCGTTTTTAAAATTGTAGCCATTATCAGTTGATAAGCGAACAATGTAAGGTGCTGCGTCATTTGCTAGCTGTTCAACTTGTTTTAGTAATTCGCTAGCGACTTGCGAGTACTTACGTTCAAAATTCGTAAGCGTTGACTTCGTAACTTTGCCAGTGATTAAATCCTCTGTCAGCTCTGAAATGCGCCCTTGAACATACAGAGGCGGGTCGTAATGCACGTCATCGATTAATGTACGTGTGTCTCCAACATCGCCATCGACAGCACCTTCGATGTCGTATGTAATTTCTGGAACACAAATCTTTTTGAGTTCTCCGAGCATGTAGCCCCAAAGTGCTTCTTTAGTGCTGTATTCGGTCTCTCCGAGTTCTTTAATAATCCAGTTATCGTTCGACTTCTTGCCGACTGACGGATATTTATCACGGCTCTGAGGCGCATATACAGTCATGCCATTTGAATAGTAAAGCAGATTGCCGTCATCATCGTAGACTTTCTTGTTCAGTCCGTCGATGGTCAATCCGTCCTTACCAGTAGCACGTACTGCAGTGCGCAATTCTTTCAAGTTGTCGCTGTAATTGATAACTTTCAAGCCACGTCCAACACGAATTGGACTAGCTACGCGATTAGAACCAAGATTGCCTTTCTTGTAGATATTTAAAACTTGACGTTTTAACGAATAATCTTGATTTAGCTCGACAGTAAATTCAAGTTCGGCATCAAAGCTGTTTGCAATTGAAAAAAGACGCGCCAGAATCGTGTCTGTGCCCGTCCACTCCAATTTGATACGTTTGTCTGCCACTTCGTTAACGCCTATTTCCAAAGCATGCTCTGGGTCGTAATAAGCCAAATATTCAGCAAAACTCATTGCATTAGCTGGCTTGTGTGCGCCTCGCTCCTCTTGGTTAAGCTCTAGACCGAGCGAGTAAGCTGTGATTTCAACCTTGTAGCCTTTCTTGTTCAAGCCCATGATATTCAACCAGTAAGCGCGCTGCTTGTAGATAAAAGCAAGCTTACAGCCAGTTCTAATCGTGTCAATGTCTTTCGAATTGTACTCAATCGTCAAAATGCTAGCCGAGCCAGCCAAGAATCGCTGTAAATTAGCACTTTGGTAACGAATGCCAGAAATATTATCAAAGAAAGCTACATTATGACTGTCAGTCGAATCACGAACCGCAATGCGTACATTATGAATTGTGTCTCGAGATGTTCTTTGAGCATTCTGTTTTGTTAAATTGACTGGCTGTGTAACTTCAACACTGCCGTCTGAATAGTATATATATTCAAATTTCCACAAGTAAGGTTCTTCCTGCGTTGGTACGAGCGCGGTTGTTGACCAGAAGTCTTCAGGCGCTGGCGTCCAGTCGGTGTACACATTGCCATATTCAACTTTAATTTTGGTCTTAATCAAAGTACCAATTTCTTGCGTGTTTTCTTTGACGCCAATCCTAAACGTCAAGTAGCTTACATTTTCGAGCTGGTTAGCTTGAACTTTAAAATGGTTAGTCGTATATTTTATTGTTTTTTTAACGAGAGTGTTATCTTCACCCCAAAACATGACATAGTTTTTAATCAAGCGGTCATCTGTCAGGCTAACCAGTATGTCTTTGCCTTGCACGACTGGAATTTTGATACCATAAACGTTTCTGTAGGTCGTTCCAATTGTTGCTGTAAACCCACCAAATTGCGAATCGCTTACACTCGCTGTTTTCCAGCTTATTTCGCCTGTTTCAATATTTTGAACAAATTCGCTAACACCACTAGTGTATGTTCCGCTATTTTTTGAAATTGCGTATAAGTTCCTATTTCCACTCGGAACTTCTGGCACGTCTGCGCTATTCGTTAGCTTATAAAACGTTTCACGTCGAATTTCAGCAACACTCATCAAATATATACCTCCTCAATCGTAGCTTTGGCATAATCTAATTCAGCGAAGCTTGACATGTTAAGCTGAACTTTTGTTTTTCCTGGCGGAACTTTAAAGTACATTGTGCCTAAAATTTCATCATCTTTCCTGACTTGATTGTTGACTTTAAATTCGCCCTTTTTGCCGTCAATTTCAATCACAGAACCGTCTGGATAGCGGTTTGGAACGTCTTTCCAATAAGGAACATGTAACTCTTGGAAAATAAAATCATTTAGATAATGATGTGTCACGAACTGCTCTGTCGTACTGTTTGATCCTGCATAGTTTCCGACGTAAAACTGGATACGTTTCGCTTTCTTGCCATTAAGTTGACTTGCAGGAAATGGATAGTATCCACCGTACCAAAAGAACTGCACACGGTCTTTTTCTTTGACAAGGTCAAACATGTTCGAATTGCGGTCAATAGCTTGGGCACCGTACGGGTTGGGTGGTATCCAATATGACGGCGTGAATTTGATACCTTCCTTGACGATACTTCCGCCATTGCCGTCGCCAACCAAAAAGCGCACGTAAGCTTCATTACGTGTACGGTCGTTCTTTTCAATTGCCATACCTGCCAATAAATGGTTATCTTCGTCAATTACCGCAAGACACCATTCACCGTTTTGAGTAACTAGACCAGTTTCGAACCAAGCCCTTGCCCAGATATACCATTGCTCGACTGGCATTTCTAGCACGTACTCTTTGCAAGCACCATAGCTGAAAGCCCCAGCTGTTCCGCTTGTTGGGAAGCTTGGTGGCATGACGCCCAAGCGTCCGCCAAATGCTGCGTCTGACGACATTTGTGTTGTTACGATTTTGTTTGTGTTTTCGTAGAAAACAGTTCCGTCTGTCCAATTGGCAAAGTCGCCTTTTTGATTGCTAGTTACCACGACGTTCTTACGGTCGATATAACCGTCCTCTTCATCGTATTTACCAAACTGCAGCAAACCATAAGGGCTTGTGACAGCCACATAGCCAGACTCTTTTTTGAGTTTGATTTCGTAGTTGACATATGCGTCCTCGCTGCCGTCGTTGGCAATCTCAGCTTCGTATACGCCGAAGTCGTTTTTGGTAAACTCAAACGTTCTAGTATAAGTTGAGTGAGCAAGACCGTCTGGAATGATAAATTTAATCGTTCCTTTACCATTCAATCTGTACTCGTTGAAGTTCAAATCGCCACTTGGTATCGCATAGAATACACGATTAGGATAAATGTCAAATGTTAACTCCTTAGGTTTTTTAACATTAAGAGCAGATTGAAGGAAATCATAACCTTCGCTGCTTTCGTATTCAACATAAAATGGTATTGATATCGTTTTATGTTTTCTACGAGTATAGCTGAATTCAGAACCACTTAAAATTGTATTTTCCGTAATTTGAGGGTCAAAATCAGCGCCTTCCCATAAGCTGAATCCTTCCAGAACTGTAATATACTGTGTAAGTTCTACACCATTAAAAGTCACTTTTACCAAAGGCTACCACCCCCTCCCATAAACTGCATCTATGATTGCATCCATTGACTTTTGTTCGTCCGAAATTGGTTTCGCTAAGATTTTTACAACACTTTCTTTATCGACCTCAATGTGTAGTTCAACAGGCCGATTTGCAAGCCTATCAATCATAGCCATTGCTTGACTATCATCAAAGCTAGCTGATGGAACTGCAAATGCTGTCGGTGCCATCGGCATCGGATAATTTGGCTTGTTTGGATCTAAATCAACCGCCAAAACATTTCCTTGAAATTCATCAGCGATTGCACCAGCCATACCAGAAACCGTTGATTGGACTGTTTTGAATTGCTCTTGCAGTCCTTGGTTTAAACCTTGCATGATTGCTTGACCTGCAGGCCTTAAAAGCACTCGGTCATAGCTGATAGGCCCTTTGTGTTTTCTAATCCAATCAGCAATGCCTCCAACAAAACTTTGAACTGCTCCCCAAGCCGATTTCAAGCCACCAAGAAAGCCGTTCATGATTGCTGCACCAGCACCAGAAAGATTGATGTGAGCCAAACTATTGAAAGTGTTTTTGACACCGTTGATAACGCCATTAACCGAGCTTGAAACAGCTGAAACACCACTACCAAATGAAGAGAACACGGCTTTGGCTGTATTAATCGCACCACCAATTGCTGAAGCTACTGATTTGATAACACTCCCAACGCCGTTCCAAACCGCAGAAATGGCACTGCTAACAACTTTTGCCACGTTTGCTGCACTTGTGAAAGCTGATTTGATGAAATTAATAGCAACATTAATGCCGTCCCAGGCACTTGAAATAGCACTTTTTAAAACAGACCACGCCGTCGAGCCTTCTGCTGACATAGCTGAAGCAACTGCACCAACGTTCGTAAACATTCCGACAACAAAACCTGCTTTTTCAGCGACTGTACTTAAAACTGGTTGCATTGACGAGAACACATTTACAACTGCTTGAATGATAGG